ATCATCTGTTTCAAGTACACGCCTATCAAACTGTTCTCTTGCCTCTATGTAGGACATTTCGCCCCTACCTTTACATAGGTATAGTATTTCTCTTGTAAATTTATCTTCGCCTAGGTTAGCAACATCTGCGTTTAGTCTGTCTGAACTACCGTAGTATGTTCTCCAGTCGCTTTCTTTGTAGCCTCGTCTTTTATTTTTTTTGCCTTTTAGGGGTGGCTTAGTAGTTTTAAATTTTGCTAGTTTCTTGCCTACGTACTTCTGACCTGTAGTGGTATTTGTGATAAGATAAACAAATCCTTCGTATTCGTCTGGTATGATATCTATTTCTTTGCCTTGATAAGTCCACTTCATAGTGATACTTATTATTTGCCTTTGCGTTTTGCCTCTTTCTTGACTTGATACGTATTATGTATCTCGTCCATACGTTCTTTTGCAAGTTTTCGAATCTCTCGCAGCCAACGTCTACTGGCAGCGTGTGTTCTATGACTCTTCCGAGACTCAAACGATTCGTTAGACTTGAAATATTCTATATACGCCTTTGTTAACTTATCGTGTGTGTCGTCGTCTATCATTCTATAATATCAATATCATTTTCGTAACTTGTAAACCCGTTTTCTTTAACAACTTTCATAACGTAGTTAACACGCCCTACAAGTTCGTCTTTATGTGAGATAAGATAAACATTCTTGTCACCTTCTCTCCCCATCTTTTTAAGAACACTTAGTGCCGCTTCAACACCAGCAGTGTCCATACCGCTGTCAATAAGTTCATCAATAAACATTAAATTAATTTTTTGATACAAACTTTCCCAAACATCACGGAATGCAAAGCTCATACCGAGTATAAGTCTGTTACGTTCGCCTCTGCTCAAGTTATCAAAGTCTAATTCTTGTCCTAATTGGGTAATTTCAACAGCAAGGTCGTTTTGAAATACAACTTGATGCGGCAACCCTAACTTATCAAGATAATATGTAAGCCTGTTGTTCAAGTATGCTAAGTTTTGATCAATAATCTTTTTACGAATAAAACTATCTTTGTTTGTAAGCAGTTTCATTAGAAACTCTTGGTGCTCTTTATATTCAGTAAGTGAATTAACAGAACTCCAGTCAATATCTTGCATTGCAGTTGCAGTTAACTCGTCGATTTGTGTTTGATACGGATCAGTTTCATCTTTCTTATTAGTAAGTGCTTGTTTTAAACTGTCAACATTCTGTCTATGATCGTATGCTTCTTTTGCAGTTTCGTAAAATACACTAGGCTTACCATTGATATCGCCAATATCTTCAAGACCTTTTAATACGTCACTTACTTTAGTTTCAATTTCTGCTTGATATGTTGTAGCATCCATAAGCTCTTTAGATTTGCGCTCTGCAATCTCAGCTTTTTTATCTGCGTGAAGCTCTTGACCGCAAGTATAACACGTAGCATCTTCTAAATCAGCAATATCTTTTTGTGCCTTTTCAACACTCTTAGTAGCACGTACTAATGCTGGCTCAAGTGTGCTTAATTCTTTTTTAAGAGCAGAAATAGCGTTATTGTGCTGTGTCCAATTAGATAATTTTTCGTGAGCTTCTAACTCTTCATCAATATCTAACTTTTCTAATTCAGTAATGCCTGATTGTAATTTTGTACAGTCCTGATCTTTCTTAGATAGCCAAGCACGTTGTGTGCTACTTAAACTATCAACAGTTGTTTGAATTTTTTCGTTTGCACTTTGAATAGCATTAATTTTTAATGTTTCTTCGGTAATAGCATCTTTAGTTTGTTTAGTTTGATCTTTAAGATGATCAGCTTTTTCACTAAGAATAGTAATACCAAGCAACTGTTCAATGATTGCACGTTGATCGTTTTGCCTCATACTTAAAAACGGTTCGGTATATGTGTTTAGTGCAACGATATGTTTGAACATATCGTGACTCATATCTAATAAGTCGTTAATAAATTCTTGTGTTTTACGACTATCACCTTGTGATTCGTCTGTTAAATCTTGTTCTTGTTCATCTACAAAGAATTTTAATAAATTAGGTCCACGACCTCGTTCAATTCTGTAATCTACATTATTTTTTTCAAAATGTAGCGTAACTAACATACCTTTGCTGTTAGTTTTATTAATTAAATTGTTTGCTCTAATATTTGTAAGTGCTTTTCCGTACAATGCATATGATAATGCATTAATGATAGTAGTTTTACCAGTACCGTTACGTGAACCACTGTCATCGCCACCTTGGTCTAAGTTTTCACCAAGTACAAGTGTAAGTTGTTCTCGATTAAAGTCTACGGCCTGAGTTTGATTACCTACACTCATAAAGTTTCGTACTGTGAGGTCTTTAATTTTTATCATAGTTCGTTGTAAATGTCCATTAGCATCTTTTTGTCAAAGTTGTCTGAGTCGATTGCGGATATTTCACCAGCAACAATTTGATCGACACTTTCAAACTGTTGTATATCTAGTTGTGTGCTAATTTCTTCTAGTTGTTTTTGTGGAATTAAACTAATTTCACGACATTTATATTGATTAATAAATGTTTCCTTAATAAAACTTGCTTCTTCGTAGCTAATTGGCAAATCTAAGTTAACTCGCAAGTACATATTAGGTTTAATAAAAGAATCAGCTTCGTCTATTAGTTTACTAAGTTTAATTGTGCGGTATTTAGGACAATTTGGCCAATTAAGATACTCGGGCTCTTTGTTATTCTCACGATCGAGTATCATCATACCTCTATCATCGTCCCAAGCATCGGCATAGTTATGAGGAAATGCATTACCTATGTAATGTACAACACCTTGCTGTTGACGTTTATGAAAATGTCCACTAAACACATATGATTGATTAGCAAAATCTTCTGCTCTAAGCTCTCCGTGGTCAGGCATCTGTACCATAGCGTTCATATAAAAACTAGGAAGTTCAAAGTGACCAAATACATATTTGCTTTTTAATTTTCTAAGTTTTTTCCACTCATCACCTACAAGCCACGGCACAATAGTTACATCTTCAATTGTAGTAATTTCGTCTACAAACGTAATGCCAGGGATATGTTTTGCAAATGCTGTTGAATTTACATCTCTTTTGTCTTTATAATATAAATCGTGGTTACCGTCAAAAAAGTAAAACTGATCAAATGCTTTACCTAGTTTTTCCATAGACCGTATAGTTGCGTCCATAGTTGTAAGATTAAGGCTATTTCTATTGTGGTGCCAATCTCCGCAGAAGATACCGGTTTCGCAACCGTTAGCTTTTGCTTGTTCAATATACCAATCTATGTAGTCTTCACAGTCTTGGTTGTGTACTTTTGAATTGCCTTTTAATCCAAAGTGGATGTCTGTAAAGACGGCTGCTTTCTTAAACAATTTAAGTTCTCCATAATATACAATAATATAATACTATCTTTATATCTTAAAGTCAAGTGTTTTTTGCGGCTTTTTCAGCTTGTTCTCTTTTCATAGCGGCATCCCATTCAGCATTATGCTGCCTAGTGTAACTAGGATTCATATCATTCATCTCGAGTATGTCGTCTCTAATGTTTTGATTTCGTTTTTCGAGGTTAATAACTCTGACAAAGGAATTGGTAACGGCGGCTGTGTAATAAGCGAATGGATTGTTGGACTTTGATTCATCAAACTGTAGACCAATTTGTGATAATTGTAAGATTGCCTGTCCTCGCATTTCGTCATTGTATGTATATCCACGTACATTTCCCCTTGTTGCATACCTTTCACATAATTTAATCCACATTCGAGCAAGCTCGTCTGTTGCTTTAGCGTGTCTCATACTAAAGTTGCCGTTTTCCATCCCACCTTCCCAGTGACTCTTTCCGATTAACACTAGTTCACCATCTTCGTTGAACTTGTAATGCACAAATGGTGGAAAATTTAACTTAACTTTTGTATCTGCTATTGTTTTAGGATTTTTCTTACGACCAGGTTCTTCTGGAATATGATCAAACGTCATAATTCTAAAAATTAGTTCTTCTTTTGTAATTTTTTTGTAATCAACTTCGCACTCAGCTTGTTTAACCTTTTCACCTGCTAGTTTACGTGCTTCAAAATCAGCTAGTGTTAGTCTTTTTGCTTTGTTTCTTTTAGCTTCTGCAATGGTCCTTATATTAATTTTACTAATATCTAATAAAATTATATCATATTGATTATATTCGGGCTCAATATAACTACAAAAGTTAGTTTTTGATTTGTGTATCTCTTTTAACATATCTTTATTATTAAGATAATTTACTCTACGCATATATTTCTCCAGGTTATTACTCTATTATAAACTACATACTTAATTCTGTCAACTAAATACTTATAGGAGATTACCAAAATGGCATTAAATAAAATAATACAATCAAATGTAGAAAACCTCCAAAGCTCTGTTGAAAATACAACTAAGGGTTTAGGAAGCAAACTTGCTAACTCTGCACTTGATGCTATAGGCCCTGCTGGCGGCCTATTAAAAGCACTATTAAATGGCCCTAGTTCGATGCCTGCACTAAAAACACAGACAGTTGCTAGAGAGCCTAGTGGCAGTAACGACTGGCGTGTCAAATTAAGTTTGCCGCCGGGCTTTGTTGGAAAAGATGCTGGTACAATTTTTGATCCTTTAATAGAAACTAATGGATTAGTTTTTCCTTATACTCCTACAATATTAGTTCAACATACTGCTAACTATGATGCATTGCAGCCTGTACATAGTAATTATCCCTTTCCGCAATACCAAAACAGCCAAATTGAAGATATTGTTATTACTGGAGATTTTTTCTGCGAAAATGCAAAAGATGCACAGTATTGGACAGCAATGGTACACTACTTAAGAAGTATAACAAAAATGAATTACGGAACAGATGATAATTCCGGAGCACCTCCGCCCCTTGTAAAATTATCTGGTTACGGAGACTTTGTATTTCCAAAAGTTCCTGTTGCAATTAGAAACTTTACTGTTGACTTACCTGCAGATGTTGATTATATTAAAACAAAAGTTGAAGGTGATATAGGAGTTGATGTTACAACTAGCGATCCAGGTACTGGCGATTTAGTTGGATGGGCACCAGCACAAAGTCAAGTTTCTGTTACTGTTACTCCGGTATTCTCAAGAGCAAAAGTATCACAGTTTAGTTTAGGTTCTTTTGTTAAAGGTGATTACTTAGGCGGCGGCGGAAATGGTGGAGGATTTATTTAATGTCATATTCATCGCAAAGCCCCTGGGGAAGAACAAAAATACAAAATAATCAATACTTGGATGTGTTAACAATTCGTCCAGTGCCTAAGCAAGATGACGATGTGTTGTATGAAGTACAACCACAGTTTACACATAGACCCGACTTATTAGCTTATTCAGTTTACGGAACATCAAAACTTTGGTGGGTCTTTGCACAACGAAATATGGACATATTAAAAGATCCTGTATTTGACTTAGTTGCTGGTATAAAAATATATTTGCCAAAGCAAGATCAATTACAAAAATTTTTAGGATACTAAAATGGCAATCCCTAGAGCAACAAAAATAGCCCAGCAAAGTCTTGAACGTGCTAAAGGCGTTGGAGAATCTCTATTATCAGATCCGTCTGCGCAAGCTGAAAACTTACTTCGTCAAGGATCTAATGCTCTTAATAGTGGTATTAAAGTTATTGACAGTTTTAAAGATAGTGTTGAAGATGTCTTGACCGGTTCAACAATTGATGTTGCTAATAAGATAGGTTTGTCAGCACCATCATTTGAACAAGCAGCCGAAGTAATAACACAAACAGCACTAAATCCAAATACAATTTTAGGTTCTACTGATAATATATTAAAAAAATATGCGTCATATAACTATAACATAACCCTTGCTTGTTTAACTGTTAATGAATTAAATTTTCCTAACACTACATACCGTGTCAAAGCACCTCAAGTAACAGTATTACGTTCGGGTGGTGGAGCTCCAGGAAAGGCACTAACAGCATACGAAACATCAGATGCACAATTAGAATATTTTATTGATGAGCTAAAGATGAATTCAGTTATGGCTCCGACAACAGCAACTAGAACATCTAATGCTACTACTTTTAGTTTTGTAGTTCACGAACCATACAGTATGGGATTATTTCTACAAACATTAATGATTGCAGCACTAGATGCAGGACACGCTGATTACTTAAAAGCACCGTATGCTCTTATTATTGATTTTAAAGGGTTTGATGATAACGGAAACCCGCACAGTGTAGGAGCATTGGGTAGACGAGTATTTCCAATAAAAATTAATAAAATGGATTTTGATGTAAATGCTGGAGGCTCGGCATATAATGTTTCAGCACACGCATTTAACGAAAGCGCATTAAGTAATATTGCACAGCATACTAAAAGTGATATAAAAATTAGTGGCGACAGTGTTCTTGAATTATTACAAAAAGGTCCAAATAGTTTGACTACTATTATGAACAAGCGTATAAGAGAAAAAGCCGAAGGAGAACCTGCTCCAATAAACAAAGATGAATATGTTATTATGTTTCCAAAAGAACTAACATCTAGTTTAGGATTAGACACTCAAACCGATAGTGGTACTAGTGATAATGCAGCAATGACAGTAGACGAATTTTATAGAAAGACGCAAGGTTTACTAAATTATAATGAGCTTCCAAAAGCTGGACAAGAAGAAGTACAAACTGCTTTTGATCAGTATAAAGAATTATATGTAACTAACAATAATGTAGCTTCGGCTGTTAGAAGAATTGCAGAAAGTTCTGAATTAGCCAATCCAATTGGCAAGGGAACTATTGCAAAGTCAATGGTTGAAGGAGGCAATACCCCGTTTGGTATCGAAGCATACACAAAAAACGAAAATGATGTATATGTTTCAGAAAAAGTTACAATCTCAAATGATTTTAGAGAATTTACATTTCCGCTAGGTACTAGTGTTGAACAAATTATCGAAGAAATAGTCATCTTAAGTTCTTATGGTAAATCTGCTGCAACAGAATTTACTCCAGATTCAGACGGGATGATAAACTGGTTTAGAATTCATACTCAAACATTCTTAGTACCTGATGAACAAGTAAGGAGTGTAAGCGGTGAAAATCCAAAAGTATTTGTATATGCTGTTGTTCCTTATAAAGTTCATTCGTCAGTCTTTAATAATGCTTCACAACCGTCAGTTGGTATTGAAAAACGTAAACAGCAGGCAGCTAAAACATATGATTATATCTATACAGGAAAAAACGACGATATACTCGACTTTGAAATTAATTTTAATAATTCATTTTATAAAGCATTAAACACAAATATAAACGGTAGTGGTGATTCTAGACTTTTAGCAAAAAACGGATCAAATGGGTCGACTGAAGAATCTTATAATGCATCTGAAGGAAATTCTGAAGGCAGTGGATTTTCTAATCCTAATGTGTCTGACGTAGGAGATGCTAACGGCACAGGTAAAGGAGGAGGATCGACAATGGATTCTCCAGCAGTTCAGGTTGCTAGAATGTTTAACGAAGCAATAGTAAATAATAATGTTGATATGATTGTTATGGATCTTACTGTTCTTGGAGATCCTTACTACCTAGCAGATAGTGGAGTTGGAAATTATAGCTCACCAGTTGCAGCGAAAGCATACACTGCTGACGGGTCAATGGATTATCAAAGAAGTGAAGTTGAAGTGAATGTTAATTTCCGTACACCTATTGATTATAACGGCGAAACAGGATCAATGATATTTCCACAGGATACTATTCCAGTAAAGGCATTTAGTGGATTATACAAAGTAAACATTGTTGAAAACAGTTTTAGTGGCGGAAAATTTACACAGGTGTTAAGTATGAACAGAAGACCAAAACAAGACGACTCACCAATTACTGGACAATCTAGTGATCCGGGTGCAGTAAAGTCGACAGAAAACACCGATGCAGGCAAGGAACAAATTACAAATAATACAGGGAATCCGCAGTAATGGCAATTGATGGACGTTCAGCGAGAAAAACGCTAGTAATCAATCCAGGGCCATATGAAGCGTTGGTTGTATCCTTGCTTGATCCAAAAAGAATGGGTGCAATACAAGTTGAACTATTAAAAAATAGCACTTCGGGTAATCAGCCTGAACGATCAGGACAAATTGTTACAGTACAATATATGAGTCCGTTTGCCGGAGTAACACCAATTGACGGAACTACCAGTCAAGACGACTTTCAAGGAACACAGAAAAGTTACGGATTTTGGGCGGTACCTCCTAGTGTAGGAACAAAGGTACTTGTTATGTTTGCAGAAGGTAACATAGCAAGAGGCTATTGGATAGGATGTGTTCCGGACGTGTATCAAAATCATATGACACCAGATCCGTGGGCCGGCACTGAATACAATAATACTGACAGTTCTAAAAAACTTCCTACAGGAGAGTACAATAAAAGACTTTCATCTGGCGTCGGAAACGATCCTTCAAAATATATTAAACCTGTTAATAATGATTTTTATACTATACTTGGAAGACAGGGTCTAGTAGATGACGATATTAGAGGCCCTGCTAATAGTACTAGCAGACGAAACTTACCTAGTAGTGTATTTGGTATTAGTACTCCGGGTCCTCGAGACAAAAGAAACGGAGCTCCTAAAAGTTCAGTTGGCCCAAAGGAGTATAGTACACAAACATTTACAAGTATACTAGGTGGTTCTAGTATTGTTATGGATGACGGCGACGAACAATTTTTAAGAAATAGTTTTGCTGGACAAGACGCAATGTTATATACTGATGTAGTTGCTGACCCTCAAGCAACTACCGGCATTAAGACACTACCTAAAGGTGAATCTTTTAGAATTAGGACACGCACAGGTCATCAAATTCTTCTACATAATTCAGAAGACTTAATTTATATTGGCAATGCAACAGGTAGTTCTTGGATAGAAATGACTGCCAACGGCAAAATTGATATCTATGCACAAGATAGTATTAGTATTAGGACTCAAAATGATCTTAATATAAGTGCTGATCGAGATATTAATATGACTGCGGCACGTGATATTAATTACAATGCAGGCAGAGATTACAAACTTACTGTTGGTAATAACAGTGACTATAAAGTTGGCGGCAAACACAATATGGAGATTGGCGCTGATGAAAATCATTATGTTGGTGCATCACAGAAAATATTTGTTGGCGCTACTGGAGATTTAATTGTAACTGGTGCTCATACTATTACAAATAACGCAACACTAGACATTAATACTAAAGGTAACAGAAAAGATACACAGGCAAATTTAGACTTAAACACTGGAGGATATAATTATTTCACAGCAGGCGGAAATACAGATATTTTGAGTGGCGGCAATCATAACGAAACAGCCACTGAAATTCATATGAATGGTCCAGCAGCGACTGAAGCAGCAACGGCAGGAAGTGCAGCTCAAGCACAAGTTGCAGCCCCTGCTCTGTGGCCTGTGCGTGTTCCAGTACACGAGCCGTGGCTAGGCCACGAGCATTTAGACCCTGGAACATTTACTCCAGGATTTACACAAGCAAGTGGATCTCCAAGTCCTGCATTAAGAGAATCTACACCGTTATTAAGTAGTGATAGTGACTTAACTACAAGTGCTGGCGCTGCAAGCGGCGCAACAGTTACAGCGGCAAATACAAACGGTCCGCAGACAGTTGTTCCTGGTCAAGTAGGACCTACAGGAGATCAGCCAGCTAAACCAGTTGAAGTTACATTATTACAACAATTCTTCTTAAATGAATTAATTAAGAAAATTGGATTAGATCCAGCAAATGCACTTAAATCAGCAGATCCTAATAGACTTGCCGAAGGAGAAACTCCAGGTAATGCAGAAGCACTTGGTATGGCAATGGCACAGATACAAGCAGAATGTGGATTCAAACCAAGAAGTGAAAACTTAAATTATAGAGCAAGTACATTACGTAGAGTATTCCCAACGCGAGTTAAAACAGATGCGTTTGCACAAGAACTTGCAGCAGCAGGTCCTGCTGCTATTGGTAACACTATTTACGGAAATCGATACGGCAACGCACAAAACGAAGGCTACAAGTACCGTGGTAGAGGACTAATACAGTTAACGTTTAAAGGTAACTACGAAACATACGGCCCTAAAGCAGGACACCCTGAAATTGTTCAAAATCCAGATTTAGTTAATGATCCTGAAATTGCTGTAAGAATTGCTTGTGCATACATTCAATCTAAAACGGTAACTTGGACTAGTTATGACTTCGGTGCTTTAGGACAGCAGTTCCGCAGAGCAGTTGGATATGCTGATCAAGGCGGCAGTGAAACTGCTAATCGTATTGGTTTAGGAAGAGGGTTTGCAAGCAAAATTATAACTGGCGACTTAACTCCTGTAGCAAGTATTACAACAGAACCAGCAGGAACAAACATTGAAGCAGGTAATCGTGTAGATCCTGCGGCAGGTCCGCAATAGAGGGTAAATACGTTATGAGCACACAAGAAAAAAAATTATACAAAGAAGTAACAGTAAAAGGAAATAAACGTCCTTCCGCCCCAGTCGAAAGTCGTGCTTACAGAGGCATTTCAACAACAAATCCAGAAAATACTAGTTTTAATCTTTATGATATTGCTCTTATAAAGCAAGATATTATTAATCACTTTCATATTCGTGTAGGCGAAAAACTTGAGAATCCTGAATTTGGAACTATTATTTGGGACGTTATTTTTGAACCAATGACCGAACTTTTAAGAGAAGCAATAGCAAATAACGTTACAGAAATTATTAATTATGATCCACGTGTTCAAGTAGAACAAGTTACTGTAGATACATACGAAAGCGGCATTATGATAGAGTGTACATTACTGTATTTGCCGTATAATATCTCAGAAAGTATGCGTATGAGATTTGACGAAGATAACTCAATTTTAACTTAAAGAATTATATACGCACTTATCTAATCTTAATAAATACTGTTACACATAAAGGAAAGCAAGTATGTCAACAACCGACAGACAAAACAGACTATTATTAGCAGAAGATTGGAAGCGTGTTTACCAGTCATTCCGCAATGCGGATTTTCAAAGCTATGACTTTGACAATCTTCGCAGAACAATGATCTCATATTTACGAGAAAACTATCCAGAAGATTTTAATGACTATGTAGAGTCAAGTGAATACTTGGCATTAATTGATCTTATTGCTTTCTTAGGTCAAAATATTAGTTTTCGAATTGATTTAAATGCCCGTGAAAACTTTTTAGAATTAGCAGAACGCCGTGAAAGCGTATTACGTTTAGCAAGATTGCTTTCCTATAATCCTAAACGTAATCAAGCATCCAACGGATTATTAAAGTTTGAAACAATTAGTACAACTGAAGATTTATTTGATTCTAACGGAACTAATTTATCAGGACAGACTATTGTATGGAACGATATTTCAAATCAAGACTGGTACGAGCAGTTTGTTAAAGTATTAAATTCAGCACTACCAGCAAATGGAGTTTTTGGAAGACCAAACAAAACTGATACAGTTAATGGTATAAGTGCAGAACAGTATAGAGTAAATGGCACAAACACTGATATTCCAGTATTTGGCTTTAGTAAAAGTGTAGACGGTAAGTCTACACAGTTTGAAATAGTTAGTACTGATATTGGTTCTGGAAACATTATTGAAGAAGCTCCTCTACCAGGAAGTAATTTTGCGTTTTTGTATAGAGATGACGGTCAGGGTGCTGGATCAAATAACACAGGATTTTTTGCACACTTTAGACAAGGAAGATTAGATCAAGGCGATTTTAATATTTCTAAACCAAGTGCTAATCAAGTTGTTGCTATTGATGCAATTAATGTTAACAATTCAGATACTTGGTTATATAAATTAGATAACCTTGGCAACGAATCAGAATTATGGACAAAGGTTGATGCTGTAGAAGGCAACAATATTGTGTATAATAGTTTAAGTAAAAATATTAGAAACATTTATAGTGTATTAACTCGTGTTGAAGATAGAGTTAGTTTAGTTTTTAGTGACGGAACTTTTGGATCTTTACCAAAAGGAAACTTTAAAATATATTATAGAACTAGTGATAATAGAAATTACGTCATTACTCCAGACGAATTAATTAATATTACAATTAGCATTCCTTATCAAAGTAAAACAGGAACAAGCGAAAAACTTACAATTGGCTTAGCGTTAAAATACACAGTTGACAATGGTACTACTTCTGAGTCAAATAATGAAATAAAAGCAAATGCACCTGCAACATACTATACACAAAATAGAATGGTTACAGGTGAAGATTATCAAATAGCACCACTAGCAGTTAGTCAAGAAATTATAAAAGTAAAAAGTGTAAACAGAACGTCGAGCGGAATATCACGATATTACGATTTGCTAGATGCAACTGGAAAATACAGTAAAACTAACTTATACGGTAAAGATGGAATACTTTATACACAAACGCTAACAAATAAAGAGACATTTACATTTAATACAAAGACAGATATTGAAGGTATTATTAAAACTCAAATTGAAAGAATTTTAAAAGACTACAAAGTTAAAAACTTTTACTATGCACAGTTTGCAAAAATATTAGTTAGCGATATTGGAGCAAGATGGAATCAAGTTACCCGAGCGCAAAACATAACTACAGGTTATCTAACAGATGCAGATTTTTCTAAATTAAAAACGGGAACATTTACAGCATCAACGTTGCAGTACTTGGAACCTGGAGCAATGCTTAAATTTGAAGCTCCGTCCGGGTATCATTTTATGCCTGATGGAACTATAATGGCAGGTTCTGCAGATCATCCTGGTGCAACAACTTATAAATGGACTAAAGTTGTAAGCGTTAGTGGTTCTGGAGTTAACAATACAAATGACGGACAGGGTGCTATTGTTCTAAACGACATCATTCCAGGTCCTATTAATAATGATATAACAACAGCTCCTCAGTTAACAGAAATTAAACCGTTGTTTACTACAGAAGTAGAAACACAAATTAAAACACAAATAATTGACCAAATATTTACTTATAAAACGTTTGGACTTCGATATGACTTCCAAACAAATACTTGGCGTGTTATACTAGAAGCTGATCTTGATATACGTTCAAACTTTAGTACTGGTAAAACTGGAGATTTATCTAATCAAAACTTAGATGCAAGTTGGGTACTATTATTTCAAACCAATGGCGAAACATATACAATAACCTATAGAGGTCAGCGTTATGTATTTGAAAGTGACAGAGAAATAAGATTCTATTATGACAGTTCAGATAAAGTATATGATCCTTTAACTAATCAAATTATAAAAGACAAAATATCGTTAATGTCTATTAATACTCAACCAGACGCCAGCGGTTATGCCTTAACACCATTTACAGTTCCGTTCAATTGGGAAATTGTTAAAGAATACAGAGACGGCGAAGGTTATGTTGATTCTAAGAAGATAGAAGTAGGGTTTTTTGATAGCGACGATGACGGCGTAGTTGACGATCCAGAAATATTTGACAAATTTATTACTACTAATGCAAGTAAGAAATATATATTCTTAAAGAAATATATTACAACTGACAATGTTGACGATTTTAGATATGTTGATCAAACAACTGAAAACATACAAGTAGTAGATAACGAAGCAGAAATAACTGATAATGGTATAGGTAGCTATCCTGATAATTCTGTTTTCTATCAGATAGATAAAAACATATTCAAAGTTTATAATGTAACAACAGAAAAATTAGAATTGTCAGTTGACTATAGAGCATATTCAGGAAGAGATAAAATCATTTTCCAATACGAACACGCTGCTGACGAAAGTAGTAGAATTGATCCTAGTAGTTCTAATATTATTGATGTATATATGCTTACAAAGCAATACGATACATTATATCGACAGTATTTGCAAGGAGCAATAGAAACTAGACCACTAGCACCTAGTTCAGATACTTTATATGTTAATTTTGGAGAAGAAATTAACAAAATTAAGTCGATATCAGATGAAGTAATTTATCATCCGGTTAAGTACAAAGTACTATTTGGTACTGAAGCATCGGATGATTTAAAAGCAATGTTTAAAATAGTTAAAAACCCGGATAGAGTTGTAAACGAAAACGAATTAAAAGCTAATGTAATTGCAGCAATAAATGAATTTTTTGCAATTGAAAATTGGGAGTTTGGAGATACATTTTACTTTTCAGAACTTAGTAATTATGTAATGACACAACTTGCTCCTGATCTTGCAGCATTTGTAATTGTACCAATACAAGAATCACTATCTTTTGGTAGTATGTTTGAAGTAAGAAGTGAAGCCGACGAAGTGTTTATTAGCTCTGCAACTGTAGAAAATATAGAAGTAGTATCGTCATTAACAGCGTCAAAATTAAAAGCAACTGGAGCAATATATGCTGATGCAACACAAGCATCAGGAGTAGTTAGTGCTTCAGGAAGCAATGTCTCGAGCAATATCTCAAGCAGTAGCTCATCAAGTGGAGGACTAAGTTACTAATGTCATACGACAACGATCAGAATGAATATCCGTTGCCAGCAGAAGGTAATAATAACAGAAAAAGTGAATCTTTACTACCTCGATTTTTTAGAACAGAAACGAATAAAAAGTTTTTACAAGCAACATTAGATCAGCTTACTCAACCAGGAGTTGCTGAAAAGCTAAATGGTTATTACGGCAGACAAATTTCAAAAGCATATAATGCCGACGACAACTACGTTGGCGATGTGTCAACGAACAGAGAAAACTATCAGTTTGAACCAGCAACAATAATTAAAGACAATTTAGACAATGTAACTTTTTATAAAGATTACAATGACTACTTAAATCAAATTAGCAGTTTTGGCGGTAACGTTCAAAATCAAGATATATTAAATTCACAAGAATTTTATGCGTGGAATCCTCATATTGATTGGGATAAGTTTAGTAACTTTCGTGAGTATTATTGGTTACCGTATGGTCCACAAACTGTAAGAATTGCAGGACAAGAACGTGGTGTTGAAAGTACTATTGCTGTTAAACTTATTAATAATGTAGACAATGTTACATATAGTTTTAGTACAGATGAATTAGTCAATAATCCAACACTAATTTTGTATAGAGGCCAAACATATACATTTGATGTAGATGCAGTTGGTACCCCAATTACTATTAAAACAAAAAGAACGCTAGAAGAAAGTTTTAACTATGACGATGGAGTGAGTGCGCAAGCCGTAGAAAAAGGAAAAATAACATTTACAGTTGGCAATTCTACTCCTGAAGTATTATACTATGTTGCTGAAAATGATATTAATAATACTGGTCTAATACAAATTAAAGATATTGAAGAAAATACAGAAATTGATGTCGAAAAAGAAGTATTAGGTAAAACAACATATAAATCATCTCAAGGTACAGTACTTTCAAATGGTATGAAAATATCTTTTGCAGGATTTGTAACTCCTGCAGAGTATGCAGAGGGTGATTGGTATGTAGAGGGCGTTGGCAGTTCTATTAAATTAATAAAAGAGTCTAGTTTAGAAATACCTGGATCGTATGCAGACAATAAAGATGTTCCGTTTGATACAAATGCATTTGATAGATTACCATTTGCAAATGCTAACGGATACCCAACTGCAAAAGATTATATCGTAATTAATCGCGGAAGTCTTGATAAAAATATGTGGACCAGATATAATAGATGGTTCCATAAAGATGTAATTGAAGCATCTGCAATAGCAAATGGACAAACTGTAAGTGCTGATCAAAGTGCTAGAGCTACTAGACCAATTGTTGAATTTGAAGCAGGATTAAAATTATTTAATTTTGGAACAAGCAACAAAAAGAACGTAGATGTTATTGATACATTTACTAAAGATATATTTTCAATAATTGAAGGATCTTTAGGATATAATGTTGACGGAATAGATCTTGTAAATGGTATGCGTGTATTGTTTACTGCTGACGAAGATATTCGAGAAGCAGGTAAAATTTATAAAATTGAATTTGTTAGACATAAAGGTCGTAGACAAATAAGTTTAGTTGAAGAGTCTGATTCTAATCCTTTAGAAAACGAAACAGTATTAGCATTACAAGGTGAAGCATACCAAGGAAAAATGTTTTACTATAATGGAACTTCGTGGAATTTAACGCAAGAAAAAACACAAGTTAATCAGTCACCACTATTTGATCTATTTGATGATGTAGGTGATAGTTACGCAGATCCGTCAATGTATCCTAATTCAACATTTAACGGAACTAAATTATTTTCTTATAAAACTGGTACAGGAATTACCGACAGTGAATTAGGATTTCCGTTATCTTATAAAAGTATACAAAATATTGGAGATTTAGTTTTTAACTTTGATCTATTATTAGACACGTTCACGTATACAGATACATCTTTAGCAACAGTAACACAAGGCACTGATGTATGTGTGTTACATAACTACTCGTCTAGAAATAATTACAATAGTGTTAACGGATGGATCAAAGCAAATACTGAAAGTACTCAGCGTGTGTTACGTCAGTATGTTGCTAATACAAACCAAACAGATTTTGCAGTAGATGTATACGACAACAGCAGTATACTTGAAGATTTAAATATTCGAATTACAGTAAATAACAATCTTAAATTTGTTAACATAGACTATGAAATTGTAAACATAGGAACAATTGCAACAGTAAGATTTAATAATCCATTAAATGAAAATGATATTGTAGTACTAAGAACACGTTCTGCTACAACCAAAAATGAAAATGGTATATATGAAATTGCTGGAAACTTAGAACGCAATCCATTAAACAACGATGTAACAACATTTACATTAGGCGAAGTTAACGAACACGTTTCTACTATAGTACAAGAAACAGATGAATTTTTTGGAACTTATCCTGGACCAGGAAATTTACGTGATATTAGCAACGCTGCACAATATGGTAGAAGATTCTTACAACATAGTGGACCGACTAATTTATCACTTTATCATATTACAGATAAGAGTGCAAATATTATTAAGTCTATGGATTTTGCTAGAAGAGAATACGCAAAATTTAAAAGATTATTTTTACAAACATCATTAGGATTAGGATTTGACGGTACACCTAAAGCACACGTTGATTTAATTTTTAAAGAGTTAAACAAAAACAAAACAAGTAACTTACCATTTTACTTTAGTGATATGGTTCCAACTGGCGCAGCAAGAAGACTTGACTATGATGCTATACCAGGTAATGTATATTATGCACTTACACAAGCATTTGACATCACTGTTCCTAGCATATTAGCTGTTAACGTTTACTTAAATGATGTACAATTAACTTACGATAAGGATTATACATTTAATGCAGATGGTTTTTGTGAAATTACTACTACACTAGAATCCACTGATAAAATTACTATATTTGAATTCGAAACAACTGACGGTTCTTATGTTCCGCCGACTCCAACAAAGTTAGGTTTATATCCAAAATTTGAACCAAAACTGTTTGTTGACAGTTCTTATGCAACACCCCAGACAGTTATTCAAGGCCACGATGGGTCGATTACTGCTGCGTTTAATGACTATAGAGATGACTTAATACTAGAACTTGAAAAGAGAATTTATAACAATTTAAAAGTACAGTATAACAGTAATTTAATTGATATTCATAGTTTTATTCCAGGCGCAGCTAGAACAACCGGAATATCCTTTGATTCTATAAACAACACAATGTTAAAAGATTTTGCATCTTGGCTAAACACTGTTGGCAATGTTGATTATACTGATTCGAGTTTTTATAATAGAGAAGACAGATTTACTTATAACTATAGCTCAATGACGTCCCCAACTGGAACAATATTACCAGGCTACTGGCGAGCAATATATAATCAGGCTTATGATACTGATAGGCCGCATACTCATCCTTGGGAAATGTTAGGTTTTAATATTAAACCAAGTTGGTGGGAAACACAATATGGGCCTGCTCCTTATACTAGTAATAATGATGTTATGTGGTCTGATTTAGAAAAGGGTATAATTAATGAGCCTAACAAAGCAAAAGTAATATTAAAAAAATACATTAGACCAAACTTAACTTCAAATTTGCCAGTTAATGGACAAGGAGAGTTATTAAGTCCTTTAGATAGCGGCTATGCTCGTGACTATGTAAATGCGTTAACTCGTCAACCATTTAAGTTTGGTGACGAAGCTCCTGTTGAAACTGCTTGGAGGAAAAGTTCAGATTATCCTTTCTCGTTATTTAAATCTTGGATTTTAAATCAACCTTCAAAAATTATAGGTTTAGGTTTTGATAGATTGCGCACAATTAGAAATAGTGCCGGACAGTTAGTTTATTCTCAAACTAACAAAAGACTGCGTCTACAAGACTTAGTATTTCCTAATAACTCAGCGCAAGAAACTGCTAATCGTGTATATAGTTCTGGATTTATAAACTTTATTTCAAACTACCTTGCAAGTAATATTTTAGTTAACTATCAAAATTATCAAAATAATATAAAAAGTATTACAAATCAAATGGCATTTAAAATAGGCGGATTCACTGATAAGTCTAAATTTAATTTAATACTTGATTCTAGAACACCTTTAAATGAAGGCAACGTTTTTATTCCAGAAGAAAATTATAATGTAACGTTACAAACAAGTAGTCCTATTGAAATTGTTACTTATAGCGGTGTTGTTGTAGAAAAAATATCATCAGGATATGTTATTAGAGGATATGATGTAACTAACCCTGCTTTTAAATATTATAAGTTTGATAAAAACGAAAAAGACCCAACAGTCAGTGTTGGCGGCATTAGTGCTTCGTATATTCAATGGGCTGAAAGAAAACGGTATACTGAAAGTTCAATAGTTGAGTATAATAATGCTTATTATAGAACTAAAGAAACACATACTAGTACTGGAAACTTTGATACATCTAAATTCGCTAGATTGCCTAGCTTGCCAGTTACTGGCGGAAGATCTGCAATATTTAGATCAAAGTTTGATAAAACTTTTGTACAACAATTACCATACGGATCTGTACTACCTGATAGTCAAGCTGTTGTAGACTTTTTGTTAGGATACGGCGAGCATTTATTAGATCAAGGTTTTGTTTTTAACAATTTTAATAGTAATTTAGAACAAATTGAAAATTGGAAATTAAGTTCAAAAGAATTTTTATTCTGGACTTTACAGAATTGGGATACCGGATCCTTACTTACAGTAAGCCCGTCGGCTCAGCGAATTGAGTTTAAACGTAGTGATGCAGTTGTTGATGACGTATTTGATACATTTTATGATTACGGACTTGTAAAGGCAGACGGAACTAAACTAAAATCAGAATTTTGTAATATTTTAAGAACTAACGACAATGAGTTTTTATTCACTGTTAAAAATACTGCTGACGGAATTTACGCAATAAAACTTCCATTAGTTCAAAAAGAACACGTAGTAATTTTAGATAATGAAACAGCGTTTAAGGACACTATTTACGATCTAGAACCTGGTTATAGACAAGAAAGAATTCGTGTATTAGGATACAGAACTGCTGATTGGTCTGGTGGATTAAATATTCCAGGATTTATATACGACCAAGCAGTAGTAACAGAATGGACACCTTGGAAAGATTATGCAATTGGTGACGTAGTTAAATACAAAGAATACTATTACACTGCAACTAAAAAAATAACTGGTAGCGAAGTATTTGTTTCTAAGAACTGGTATAGATTAGATGAAAAACCAACTCCGGGACTATTAACTAATTTAGAATACAAAACTAATCAGTTTGCAGACTTCTACGATTTAGACACTGATAACTTTGATGTTAGTCAGCAAGAAGTTGCACAGCATTTAATTGGTTATCAAAAGCGTGATTATCTAGCAAATATTATTAATGACGATGTTAGTCAGTATAAATTTTATCAAGGTTTTATTGCTGACAAAGGTACTAAAAACGCATTAACTAAACTGTTTGATGCACTCGGCGCAGTAGATAAAGAAAGTTTAAATTTTTATGAAGAGTGGGCTGTTAGAACAGGACAGTACGGTGCAGCTGACGGATATGAAGAACTTGAATTTTTATTAGACGAAGAACAATTTAGATTAAGTCCTCAGCCAATATTATTAACAAGTATAATACCTGATGATGTTTCAGATTTAATATACCGTCAATTACCGTCTAGTGTATATGTTGCTCCTAAAGATTATAACGGAAAGCCATTTCCAACAGCATATGTTGAAGAAACTCCGATTAAAACTGCTGGATATGTAAGAGAAGATGATGTTAATTTTATTGTAACTAATAAAGATGAAATTTTAAATTTAGATATAACAGATTTTGACAGAAATGAATATGTTTGGGTAACATTTGAAGATCAAGAATGGAATGTATACAAACATATCGATACAAACTATACTATAATAGATGCAATACCTGATGGAAATGCTTGCACATTAGTTCTTGATAAAATAAGCAACTTTAAAGAAGGCGACTTTATTGGAATACAAAATATTACTGATCTTAACGGATTTTATAAAGTATTAAGTAGTTCTGTAAATAGAATTGATATAGACTTAGGTGATGTAGCTTTTACAGGTGTAGAAGAATCAGACGGCAGTACAGTAGGAATTTTAACAACATTTGTTTCCAATCGTGTTTCTAAATTAGAAGATGCAAATGAGTACGCACAAAGAGATATTGCAACTAAGGAAAAGATTTGGATTGATAGTGCTGACGACAAAGGTAGATGGAATGTAATACAATCATCTCCTGCATACGATTTAGATGAAGATGTTATAAATCCAACACAATCAAATACAAGTTTTGGTAAATCAATTGCTGCTGATACTACAAACACTTTTGTTGCTATTGGCTCTCCAGAAAATAGTGAAGGCAAAGTTCACATATACAAGCGACAGCAGGATGGCAGCACAGTTTATGGAACACTGCAACCACACCAAACACTAGAACCAATTACAAACTTTGACAACGGCGCAAGTAAGTTTGGATCTAGTGTTGCAATGAGTCCAGATGGAGAATATATTGTTGTTGGTGCTCCAGAGGCAACATATGTTAAAAGTGCATTTAAAGACAACTTTACACTCACAAGTGATTATAAATTAGGTGCTATTGTACAATATGAAGGTGGACTATATAAATCAAGAAGAAGCGTAAAAGGTAATACTGATAATATAGTATTTGGTTCTTTTGACAGCGCAAGCCGCTGGCGTTCAGAACTATACAAAGTTCATAATTCTTATGCAGATTTCTCTACACTTGCAATGGGTGATTTACCATTAGCAGTGTCAACTGATCATATTTTAGTAAGAGCTCCGATTGATTCTTATGAAGGAAGTAATATTGGAGACAGGTTGTATTTAGATTGGAATGATTTATCAAATGCTTATGGTAATAATTCTGGTGTTAATATTACTGGAATTGATATGACATCGCCAATGAAACTAATTACACAAACAGATCACGGTTTGTCTGATGCTGATACAATAATAATTACCGACGTACCAAATGATAACATTGTGTTACCTGATACTGGACAATTTGATAATAGTAATGTTAATGTTCCGTATGATACTATTCAACAGCAAGGTGTTAAAGGCTTAGAAAACAGAACATATTTTGTTAAAGTTATTTCAGCACAGCAAATTGAGTTATATGAAGATTCTGCATTATTACAAAGAGTAAATGCAAATATAGGATTTTCAGGACAGCCAATTGGAGCTGCTGCCGGAAACTTAAATTTAGGTGACGGCACTATACAGGGAACAATAAGACAAATTGAAACTCCGTTTAGAAATATTACAGAACCTGGCATTCCTTGGAAAACATTTTTAACGTCTGATGTTCATACTATTAGACGTAAGATTACTGATGTATTTTATGTTTTAGATCCTGTAAACATTCCTGATATTCCTGTAGAATTAACACTAGCAGGAAATCTTCCTAATGCTGTAAATGTTGGTGATATTATAAGGCAAGAAAACAATACTGTTGTAGGAACAGTAAAACAAATTAATAACAACGTAATACAAGTTATAGATATTTCGGGTATATTTAAGACTGGAGTCGACGGTGGCGGAAATATTACTTATACTAGCGGAGAAACGACAGTAGTAGCAAGCAATACTGTACCTTCAGCAGTTACATCAATTGTTGATGAAGGCGTAAGAGTAACTACTTCTACTGGTAACGCTACAGTTGTATATTCACGTAACGAACTAGGTAAACTTGTAATTTATGCTAACGATAAAAATGGTGTATTTGATGCAACAGGCGAATTGTTTATTAACGATCAATTTAAAATTGGTAATTATGAACGCCCATTGCACGACGAAATTGATAGAAGTAGTGTACTAGGAGGCTTCTGGGAAATAGCACTTCCGCAGTCAGTAACTACTACTACTAGTCATAAAGATAATGCTTACGGATTAGTTATTAAAGATGTAAAAAATAATTATAATCCTAGCAACTATTCATCGCCGGACGCTACCTGGACTGAAAGTGCAGCACTATTACCGTACAAAAGTAGCATACAAAATGCATTAGACAATCCTGTTCAAATACTTGTTGGTGTTGACCAACCATTCCAAAAAGAAGTTGACTTAATTAGAGTGTTAAGTCATAAAAGTCAAGGTGTTGCAGGAGTAGTTACTGAGACCGATGTGTTAGATTCACGCTATGTTGTTAGAATACCTAAAGCAGTGTCTGATAAAGCAACATCAGCATTTGCTAATGCGTCTACTCCTAATCCGTATGTTGGTGTGTTCTTAAACGATCTTCCATCATCTGATGGAAACACTCCAGACTTGACAAACAAAGGATTTGGTACAGATGTTTTCAATATTATAAATCAAACAACAGTTCCAGTAGATTTATGGGACGGATATATTGATTATGATGTGTTTGACCTAACTTTGGATTTAGAAGTTGGGGATATTATTAGAGAAGGCGAAACAGGAGCAACAGCAGAAGTAGTTTATTATCAACGTGACGGTGATCAAGTTAGAATTTATGTTAAAAATGTTGCAGGTACATTTACATTTGGTACTCGATATATAACAGGTGTAGCTCCAGCTTCTATGTTCATATACAAGCAAGTTGGTGCTGTTCTAACAAGAATTGGTACTACTGAATCAAGACAACTAGCCGACGACGACATAGGTAAATTAGCAGTATTCCAACATACAGAAAACTTAACAATTCCGCCTACATTAACTTATGCACTTAATAGTGAGACTGATGAAATTGCAGACTACGAAGTAGAATTTATAACAGGTGTTGAATACCAAACTTGGATTGAAGAATTTAAACCAGGAACTTCAAGAGTTTCTCTAGTACCTAGTACAGAAAACAATGACTGGGCAGAAGTAAATAATATTCCAATAAATGTTGGTAGAGATGCAAGTTCTTATACTAGAGAAGGTGCATTCTTTGTATATAAACACAATAATGAAACTGATCAATATGATTTAGTTAATGGTTATATTTTACCTAACAGAGAAACTGATAGACGATTAGGTAAACAAGTAAAATTAATTAATAACGAAAATTTTTATAAGTTAGCAATTAACAGTAATGAGTCACACGCAAATGACGCAAAGCAAGAAGTAAGTCCTACAGGCAAAGGAAGAATATATTTTGTTATTAACGGTCAAGACGAGTTTGGCACATATGATTGGGAGCAAGGCCGTAACAAAAACTTTAAAGGAATTTATAGAAATACTTCGGCTTATTATGTTGACCAAATTGTAATTTATCAAGATTCTTTTTACAAAGCATTAACTAATTTAAACAATGAAGAATTTAATAGTTCTAAATGGCAACTAGTTAGTGATCACGCTGACTTTGTTGGATATGTTCCAAATACATCTGGATTTGTATTCCCTGGAGACGACTCAAGTATAGTTAATTTAAACACTAGTGACTTTGGTACTGTATTTGATATAAGCGAATCAGGAAGTATTTTTGCAACTATTGCAAAATACAGCGACGGAACTAGTAAATTAGTAATTTATCGCCTAACCGACTCGCATTTTGAATATGTAACAGAATTCACTGCCCCAGTGACCAGTACAGGATTTGGAAATGCTATTGCAGTATCTGATAATGGTAACTTAATTGCAGTTGGAGCATCTTCTACAAATACTGCGCAGTTAAAACAAGGACAAATTTTTGTATATAAAAATGTTAACGGAACATTTACTTTATTCCAAACATTAAACAGTCCTAATAAAGAACTTGCTGAAGGGTTTGGTTCTAGATTAGGATTTGACGGTAATCAGTTAGTAGTCACTGGTACTACTAGTGATATAGTTTTAGATACTACTTTTGATAGGTATCAAAATAAGAAGCCTGGATCAACGTATGTTAATGATCCAAGAAGTGTATTGCAGGTTGGAGAAACAGTATTTGACGGCGGCTTTACAACTTATGCAAGAAGAATTGAAGATAGTGGTCTTGTTTTCATATACGAAAATATAAATGACTCATTAATATTTGGTCAACGACTAACATATAATAATTTTGATGTTAAAGATTTTGGTGATAACATTCTTGTTAAAAATGACACTATTATGGTAGGGCTACCAAACCTTAGTGTTGACGGTACACTTTCTGGTAAAGTTGCTGTATATATCAAAGATGCAGATAGCAGTACTTGGAGTGTATTAAGAAGCCCAGTTGATCCTATAACAATACAGAAATTTAGAGGATCGTTCCTTTATAATACTGTTGAAAACAAAATGTTAACAAGACTTGACATAATTGATCCCTTACAAGGAAAGATTTCAGGAATTGCAGAACAAGAATTGTCTTATAAGACATATTACGATCCTGCAAGTTATAATGTAGGTTTTGCAAATACTAAAGAGAAGTTCATTGCCTGGAACGATCAAAACGTAGGAAAGTTATGGTGGGATTTAAGCACAGTAAAATTCCTAGACTACAGACAAGGTAAAATTACATTTTCACAAAATATCTGGAATACATTAGCAAAAGGTGCTAGTATAGATGTTTACGAATGGGTTGAATCAAAAATACTCCCAAGTGCTTGGGATAACCAAGCCGATACTAACGAAGGCACTTCTAGAGGATATAGTGGACAGACAAAATACGGTGATAGCAAGTATGTTGAAAAAGACATATATGATAAAATTTCACAAACGTTTAGCAAGCGTTATTATTTCTGGGTTAAAAACAAAAAGATTGTTCCAAGTGTAGAAGGAAGAATACGCAGCGGTTTTGATATTGCAAATATTATTGCAGATCCTTCAGGACAAAAATTAAAATTTGTTAATATACTCGGTAGCGATAGATTTATCCTTTATAACTGTAATAACTTGATTGAAAATAAAGAAACGGCAATTAATTTCCGTTATTGGACTATTGACAATCAAGATAATAATATTCATACAGAATATCAAATTATTACTGATGGGTTAGAAACAAGTCGACCTAAGAGCATAATTGAACAAAAATGGTTTGATAGTTTAGTTGGACAAGATTTATATCATAGACCAGTTCCTGATCCAACACTAAGTGTTAAACAAAAATATGGTAATTTAAATAGACCTAGACAGAGTTGGTTTGTTAATAGAGTTGAAGCACTAAAAGAAGTTATTGAAAGAGTTAACAGAGTATTAGAATCTCAGCTTGCTATTGATAATCTTAATCTTACAAAATTATCTGAAAAAGATCCAATACCAACATTACTATCAGGACAATATGACGAAGCAATTGATACTGAGGCTGAATTAAGACTAGTTGGTACAGTGCGAGCAACGCAAGCACAACTTGAAGCAGTAGTTGTAGACGGTACTGTAACTAAAATTAATATAGTTAATGCAGGTAGAGGATATCGTAATCCTCCTAATATTATAGTTACTGGTACAGGCGAAGATTTAGAGTTACAAGTTGTTTTAAACAACATCGGAGCTATATCTAGCGTTAATATAATTGATGGCGGCACTAACTACCAAGACAACATTACCCTTGCTGTACGACCCTTAACGGCGCTTGTACGTGCTGATTCTACGCTAGGGGGAATATGGTCATTATATGCTTGGGATAGTGTTAATAGAAATTGGACAGTATCTAAACAACAGTATTATGATGTATCTCAATATTGGGAATACAAAGATTGGTATGCTACAGGATACAGCGAGTTAACATCATTTGATTATTTAATAGACGATTATTATGAATTGAATGTTATTAATGATAGTATTGGCGATATTGTAAAAATATCTAATGTTGGTACCGGTGGTTGGATTCTATTAGAAAAAATTATTAATATTGATACTCCGGATTATACAACAGGGTATAAGACAGTTGCTAGACAAAACGGAACTATTAAATTCTTAGAGAAAACTTATACTTCTGAAGAAGGAAAAACAGAATTACGAAAAATATTAGAAACTATCAGAGATGACTTGTTTGTTGACGAACTAGCAAATGAATACAACCAGTTGTTCTTTGCAAGTTTGCGATATGTCTTATCAGAGCAAAATTATGCAGATTGGTTATTCAAAACTAGTTTTGTTAAAGCAAAACATAATGTTGGCCAATTAATTGAAAAAACAACATATCAAAATGATAACTTGCCTAGTTTTGAAGAATACACAAACGAAGTTAAACCATATAAAACTAAAATTAGAGAATATTTGTCTGCATATGAAAAAACAGATAATACACAGAGTGTTGTAACAGACTTTGAATTATCACCGTTCTTTAGTGTACAGTTAGGAAAAATAGTATCGCCACAAGTACAAATAACCGACGGCGTACTATCGGGCATAAATTTTGACGAAACTGAATATCCGCAAAAGCATTGGATTGATAATTTTACATATGGTATAGATAAAATTATCGTAAAAGATGGTGGAACAGGATACACTGAAGCACCGTCAATAATTATTGTTGGCGGCGGCGGCACCGGCGCTAAAGCTAGAGCATTTATTGGTAGCGGAAGTGTTACATCGGTTGTTGTTACTGACCCAGGTAGTGGATATACAAGTACCCCAACAGTTACTATTATAGGAACACAAGCAGAAAATAGTAAACTTCCTAGTGTTTCAGTAATACTTAAAAATCAAAAAGTTAGAACGTTTAATGTAAAACAAAAATTTGATAGAATTACACCAAATTTTGAATTATTTAATTTACCAGAGTCTGAAACATTTACAAGTACTGGTACTGAATTAAAATTAGGTTTAAAATATCCAATGGATTTAACTAGATCTAATATTAGGGTATTTTTTAATAATGTTGAAGCACTTAGTAGCGAATTTACTTATAATAATGAAGAAGTACTAGTTAGTGATAAATCTTATACAAAAGAAGTTGGATATATTTTATTAAACAGCAGTAAGATTGCAGGAACACTTATTAAAGTAGAATATAATAAAGGTTATGAACTTTTAAATGCTGCAGACAGAATTAGTTTGTTATACAATCCTGAAACAGGGCAGTATGGTAAAGACTTAGGACAGTTAATGGACGGAGTCGACTATGGCGGAGTAGAAGTACGTTCGTTTGAATTTGGGCAAGATGCAGGATTTGATTCACAACCTTGGTATACGTCTGCTTGGGACACTTACGATGAAAACTTTGATGATGAAAGTTTTGTTACTGAAGGATTAACTACTTCATTTACATTAAGTAAACCGTTAGAAGAAGAGGCATTATATAATGTCTACGTAAACACTACACGAGTTGATGATCCAAATTATGATGGTAGTACAAAAACATATCTATCAGATGATGGGTCCACAATACTTGCATTAGGAAATCCTAATGCAATAATGAAAACGCTTACTACTGAAAGTGACGAATATGAAGTAACTACTGATACAAGCGGATTACCTGTTTATAAAGTTAATATACAAAATGTTGATGACTGGGAAGAATTTTTTGCTTCTGAAGGCACCCCAGCAGTACCAGCAGTACCAGCAGTAGTTGCAGATCCGGAATACAACAATGGTTCAGTTATTGATGTTGTTGGTGACGGTAGTGACTTCTTCAAACGTGAAGTTACAACCAACGGTGTGAGAATTATGGGTGCTGGCACAGTGGGTGGACAAACAGCGGTTCCAGATGCGTGGCTAGAAAAAGTAGCACGTATGTTTGATTTATTCTTAGATCCAAATGGCGCCAGCATTAACGAAACGTACCAAAGAGCAATGATCCAAACACTAAGCGGTGATACAGGAACTTGGCACGAAGGGTTACCTACTATACAAAGAGTAGCCAGAGGCGCAGGAGCAGATTATACTCCGAACTTCTTAACTGACCCAGGTGTTATTAGTTGGAACTTAACAGACTTGTTTGATGCTCACGTACAAAATGATATGGTGTGGTACTTGAACTCAACTGGTGCTGGCTACGGCGATGGTGATATAGACGCACAAGAAGTTATTGAACACGTATTTCACACGCTACATATGCACGGTCTAACAGACGACATAAAACTGTATTCATATCTTAGTGCAGATTGGGCAACTGGTCCTTTATATGCAGCAATGGAAGAAGCATTTGACGGCGGATTTTGGGATCCCACAGGTTATCAAGTAAATGCAGATGATTGGAAAACAGATGCAGACGCATTTGAAGTAGCAGCAAAAGAGTATTTGTACTTGCTAAACTTTAGTATGTTTGAATATACAGAATTATGGGACGGCGGCAGTCTTGCTCCTGAGTGGGCAGATAGTGTGCGTACCCAAGCAGGAATTCAAGCAAATAACCCACTAGGTTATGCTTTCCACAACACATATATTGCTCCGGTTATCAGTAAGCCGTCACTTGCTACTATTAGAAGCATATTTGGAGACGGCAATACACCAGCACAAGACGACCCAAGTTTGGCAGGTGCGTCAGGATATGTTGTAGACATATTGTCAGCAGGATCACCAGAAATTCCTGCAATACCAGGCGTTGCTTCAGATCCAACTATTACTATTAGAAAATCAACAAGTGACGGTAGTTTCCTTCCAAGTGGCGCTGGCTTTGACAGTCTTATTGAAGGTGGTAACTTACAGTATGGTACTGCAACAGGATTAGATGCAGGAGACATTAATATTGATGGTGATGGATTTGTTACTCCGACAACATCAAAAGGACCGGAAGAATTAGTTCCAGGACAATTACACGATACACTGGACTTAAAAGTTTATGACAGAGCAGCAGCTGGCGGCAGCGCAATATCAACTCGAAACTATGTTGCGACAGCATCACAAAAAATATTTGCTCTTGATATCCTACCACATAACATTTACTCATTGTTAGTAAAAGTAAACGGAGCATTACTTGTCGAAACTGATTATGTAATTGATTACAACTTAAAAATTGTTACTCTTAACACTGGGCTAACTTTAGGAGATAGAGTAAACATAATTTCGATGGCAGGAAACGGAGAAAGAATTCTTGATATAGATTACTTCACTGGCGACGGAAATACTAAAATATTTGTAACTAATGTCGTTCATATTGACGGAATACAATCATATATTACAGCAGATGGTGTGTCAGCAAAAGTTGAAGTATTCAAAACAGATAGTTCCTACGGTGAGCTTGAAGGATTAGTTGGAATTGAATTTGTTGTTCCACCAGAAGAAAATTCACATATATTTTATGCATTGTATGACACTAATGAAGAAGATATTCAACGTTACAGTGAAGTAACTGTCAATAGATTTGTTGGAGACGGTAGTACAGTAGGATATCAATTAGATCCAGCACCATTTACGAAGTTGCCATTGAGTCATAATATTATTGTTAAAGTTAACAATACAATATTATACCCAGGTTACACTCAACACTGGTACGTAGTTCCTACTAGAGAATACCCGTTAGATCCTTCACAGCAAGCTCCAAGTAGTTTAAGTCCAGATGAAGTTGATGTATACTTAAATGGTAACAAATTACTTTTACTTAATGATTATAACTGGGATTTTGCTAATAGTCAAGTAGTTCTGTTTGATAATGTTGGCGAAACAGGTGATGATCTTGAAATAGTTATACCAAAAGATAGAGACTATCAATTTTCACAAAATACTAGAATAAGTCTTGCAAGCGTTACAGGTACTTTTGAAGTAGGTGAAACTGTAAACGTTGGAACAGGTGATAGTACAGTTTATAGTGCTGTAGTTAAGTCTTATGCAGCCGGAAACTTAGTAATTGTAGGAACACTTGCTGGACTAGTTGAAGCAGTTGATGACGATAATACTTTACCAGTTACTGGCGTAACTAGTGGAGCAACATCAGAAACTATACTGGGAGTAGATTTAATTGAAGCTGGCGATAGTTTAGTACTTACACAGGCCCCAAATGATGGCGATACTATTGATGTGTATAAGTTTAGCAGACACGAAATACAAGACATTCAGATGGAAACAAGAACAAATGTAATTCGTAGTACTCTTAATGTTGGCAGCGAAGATTATTATGATGCTCATAGATTAGGTAGAGGTCTTGTTAAACTAAGATCTGCTGCACTTGATACTGCATATGTTTGGGTAAGTTTAAATGGAGAATTGTTAACACCTAATGTAGACTATAAATTAGTAAAATTAGATACATACATACATATTGCTAGAAAATTAGAAACAAATGATGTAGTTCAAGTTATACATTTTGCAGCAACACCGTCAAACGAAAAGTTTGGATTTAGATTGTTTAAAGATATGCTTAACAGAACTCATTATAAGAGATTGAACAAAGATAATGTTTATACACTTGCAGAACCATTAAATATTACTGATAAGACAATAGTACTAGATAATGCAACAAATATTACGCAACCTAGTAAAGAACTTAATGTTCCAGGGGTGTTATTTGTAGAAGGTGAACGTATAGAATACTTTACTGTATCTAATAATACATTAGGCCAGTTACATAGAGGAACATTAGGAACCGGACCAAAAGACACATACGAAGCCGGTACTGAGTGTATGGATCAAAGTAATTCTGAAACTATACCTTATACTGATCAAATGGTTTCGTTAATTGCATTAGATGACGAGTCAACGCAGGTGGTACTTGATTGGGTACCGACTAAAGGAGTTAACGAATTTGAAATATTTGTTGGTGGACGTAGATTGCGTAAAAATGCAATACCGTCATACCAGTTCCAAGAAGTTGATGCAAGCGGAAACGTAATAACAGGACTTATTGATCAAAATAGCCCAGAAGGAGATACTGTACTACAACCAGAATTTACACTAGCAATAGACGATAATATTGCTACAGTTAGTCTTGTAGAAACTCCAGCTGAGAATAGCAGGATATTAGTAGTAAGAAAACTTGGAAAAACGTGGCAATTGCCAGGAGAACAACTAAGATATGCAGATAATTCAATTGCGAATTTCATCCGCGGAGCAACAACTGACTTACCTAAATAAATACACTAGCAGGAAGATAAAATGACAGATACATTTAAAGACTTAAACGGCGTACTACTACAAGGACACATCAAGATTACTGATCCTGAAAGTGGCGAAGTTTTAATAGACAAACGAAATGCTATTCATTATGAGAATATGAGTATAGCACTTGCCGAATCGTTGGCGAACGCAGGACAAGGACCCATATATAAAATGGCATTTGGTAACGGCGGAACGGCAGTAGATCCAACTGGCATTATTACTTACTTAACTCCAAACTCAACTGGTACAAATGCAAGTCTGTATAATCAAACTTTTGCTAAAGTAGTGGACGATCAAGCAAGTAATAATACAGATCCTGTAAGAAACAAAATTGAAACTAGACACGTAAGTGGTACTAACTATACAGACATACTTGTTAGTTGTTTGCTAGATTATGGCGAACCTAGTGGACAAGATGCTTTTGATACTACAACAAATACAGAAAATTTATATGTGTTTGACGAATTAGGCTTAATAAGTGCAGGCGCTAGTGGCGCAGATGGTAGATTACTAACACACGTTATTTTCCACCCTGTGCAAAAGAGTCTTAATAGACTTATCCAGATTGATTACACTGTAAGAGTGCAAAGTTTAACCGGTTTTAACGAGGTGTAATAGATGGCATACGAGATTAGATATTCAGATTTTGTAAACAAGGGTAGTATTGTTATTGAAGACAATACAATTAACCAAGATACTTCCTTAGATTTACCAGGCAGAAATACAACTGCTTACGGTGCTAGTATTGCTGGCAATTTTTTAAAATTATTAGAAAATTTTGCTAATTCAACGCAACCGCTTAATCCAGTAGAAGGTCAGCTGTGGTACGACAATAGCCCAGGAGTTGATCAACTTAAATTATGGGATGGTACAACTTGGGTAGCAGCAGGAGGATTAAAAAAATCAAATCTTCCACCAGAAGCACAAAATAGTATTATTGGAGATCTTTGGGTAGATACAGACAACTCACAACTTTACTTGTTTGCAGGCTCAGGATGGGTGCTAGTAGGTCCAGAATTTGCACAAGGCTTAGCAACTGGTACACGACCAGGAAAAGTTGTTGCTATTGACAATAACGAATACGATGTTGTATATATTGAAGTAAAAGGTGAAATACTTGGCGTAATTGCAAGTGAAGCGTTTACACCAAAATCTTCAATAGAAGGATTTCCAAATGGAGTTAGACCTGGGGTTAATTTATCAGCAAACAATATAGCAGGTGACGGAACGCCGCAGTTCAACGGTATTTCAGAAAAATCGTTAAATTTAGTTGTTCCAGGACTATCTGCAGCAAATGATGTGTTGATTACAGCAAGCAATGTTATGCGCAAAGACGCAGAAAACACTACTAATTGGCCTATTAAAGTTAAAAACGCATCAGGTGTTAATATTGGTCTTACAAACGAGCTTAAACTATATGTAGATGGGTTTGCAGGTGTACTACAGCACGATATAAGCGGCTCTAATTTACAAATAAGAATGAATAATGCTGGCACTACAAAGACAGTAATAACTGTTGATAGTACTGAAAAGGTTGGTATTAACAATCCAAGCCCGCAGTATGCATTAGATGTTGACGGAACAATACAAACAGATGAACAAATACGTGTTACTAGCTTAACAGATAGTAGTGGTGTTAGTAGCGGAAGCATTATAACAAGTGGCGGCGCTGGTATTGCTAAAAATTTAAGCGTTGGCGGCATTGCTGATATAGACGGACCCCTAGTTATAGGTAAACCAAATCTTATTAATCCAGATACTGGATCAGTTAATCCAGTATCAGCAGCAATTTTACCGGATTTAAATAATTTAAGAACTATTGGACAGCCAGATAAAGTTTTTAGTGCAGTATACTCTACAGAATTTGTAGGAAGTTTACGAGGAGACGTACAAGGATCAGTATCAGGTAGATCTGGACAATCAGATAGACTGTCATCACCAACTGTATTCCAAATGACTGGAGATGTTTCAGCAAATAATATTAGTTTTGACGGTCAGCAAGGTACAGTTACATTTAATACTGTAATTGATAGTGCATTTATTAATACAGCACCAGCAAATACAGGAGTTGGAGATGCAGCTCAACCAGTTGCATCAGAAGCAACAGATTTATTTTTAATAAGCAAACCTGCTGGATTGTTTCAAATGCCTAGAGATAGAATACTAGGAGGCATTAAAGCAATTGTTCCAGTTGGGTCAATTATGCCTTATGCAGGAATAACTGACGATGTTAATATTCCATTGCCTGCAGGATGGTTAATATGTGACGGATCAAACTATTTAATTAGTTCTTTTGGTTCATTGTTTAGTAGAGTTGGATATAGTTTTAAACCAAAAGGCGATGTTGATACAGAACAAGGAGTAGCAGATCAATATTTTGCTGTTCCAGATATGCGTGGAAGATTCCCACTAGGCAATGACAGTATGGGTAGCAGAGGATCAGCAAATGTTGTAGATAGTGACGCTGCTGATCAACACGGTGGTAAGAGTGGTTTAGAAAGAGTAACACTTGGAATAACTAACTTACCAGAACACGAACACGATATGGTAAACGATAGAGCAGGTGCAGAAGCAGCAGGTTCGCAATTTTATGCAATTAGCCCGACAGCCGCAGTACAAAATTTATCAGCAGATCATACAGTACAAGATGCTGATTTAATTGGTACTAGTACTGGTGCATTATATGCAGGTACAGGCGGAATACTTTCACAGAGTACAGTTGGTCAACCATTTGATATATTAAATCCGTTTGTAACACTAAACTATCTAATTTATGCAGGAGAAGACAATTAATGGCTTACAAACTTAATAAAACAAACGGAACACTACTAACAGAATTAGTAGACGGACAAATAGACACTACTTCCTGCGATTTAACACTTATAGGTAGAAATTATGTTGGCTTTGGCGAAGCATTTAATGAAAACTTAATAAAATTGCTTGAAAATTTTGCTAGTACTGGCGCTCCGTCTACACCGATTACAGGACAAATTTGGTACGATTCGTCAGAAGCACGACTAAAAGTGTATGATGGCTCTGCATTCAAATCAAATGGTCCTATAGTACAAAACACACAACCTCAAATGGTTGCTGGTGATATTTGGATTAATAATTCGACAAATAAGTTATACTTTTTTGACGGAACAGATTTAGTATTAGTAGGACCTGTATGGGAAAATGCACAAGGACTAAGTGGCTGGGAAGTTGACACAGTACGTGATAGGTCAGCAGTTGACCATACTCTATTAAAAATGTATGTAGGCGGAGTACTAGTAGCATTTGTAAGTAATGATGTATATACTCCTACATTAGAAGAACAATCAAAATTAGGAATAACAACTGGTATTAGAAAAGGTATTAGTTTTGTTGATGAAGATAATTTTAGAATTTATGGTGTTGCTGACGCTGCTGATTCATTAATTACTGACCAATTAGATCCTGACACAGGACTAAGAATTAGAAAAACAGCTGGTCAATTTTTACCATCAGGATCTAATGGAACAACAACAGGATCGTTGTTTATTCAAAATCAGTCAGGTTTAACTATTGGTAACAGTGGACAAACTAGAATGTTTGTTACTGCTGAAGGCACAGTAATACAAAACAATGCCATTAATGATACATTTAGATATAGACTGTTAGGAGATACAGACTATGACGGCATAGTAATAAATCCAGCAAATAGAGGATTTGGTATTAACTTAGGTGCAGGTGATTTACCAACAGCAAATTTAGAAGTTAACGGTGATACAATCATTAGAGGTGACTTAACAGTTCAAGGTAGTAGTATTACAATTGAAACAAGTACTCTTACTGTTGATGATTATAATATTGAACTGGGAGCAGGCGACACCACAGTTACATTAGATGTTGCTGTAGCTTCAAATATTGCATCGCAATTGTCTGTTAATGAGATTATTACACAATCTACAACAAATGCAAGTGGATTTTTTAAGAGTATTTCTACAGATAGAACACAGATTGTAATGGAACCAAGAGACGGTAATTTTACAGCTAGTACAAATACAGTAACAGCGGCAAGTGCCGGAGTATTATATCAAGCAGACGGAGCAACTGAAGTTAATATTGGCAGTGTTGCACAACGAACTGATGCAACAGCAGACGGTGCTGGTATAATTGTTAAAGGTCCTGCGTCCACTACAAATTTATACGATAAACACGTTAAGTGGATTAACGATACGGTTAACGGAACTAACTGGGAATTTAGCGATAATATAAATCTTGTCGACGGTAAAGCATTTAAAATTAATGACATTACAATGATTCGAGAGAATAGTGGCAATACTTTTCACGAGCTAGGTGCTGCAATTGAAGAAGCATCCGGATTAAGAGATATAGGTATTATGGATCGTTTAAGAATTCATAGTAGTATGCTACTTGATGAACTTAGCGGAACACCAACTATTGCAACATCGGCACCTCTTACAATTGATAGTGCTGGCACTATTACATTTAAAAATAGTTCAAGTAATGTTATGCTTACTGGTGCAGCAACTACTCAATATTACACTGGTAATACAGCCGACGTTGCTAACAAAGACTATGTCGATACACGTATGGAAAGTAAAACTATTGCACTACAGTTAGATGTAACTGATATGCCGCAACCTGGTTTTTCAACGCTTGAACAACAAATTATTGACACAATTACATTTTTACATCCACCGTACGAACTACGAGAAAATACGTTTGCAAGAGTTCTTACAACAGCATTGAGAGGGCAAGTATCAGGAATTAACGTACAAGATGCAATACAGGTATCAAGTATTGGTGTTGATTTTAGTGATATTAATACTGTTGATCCGTATGGTGCTGTACCAACTTCTAATGGTAGTAACAACCAACAGATAATAGACTCTATTGGTTTTATTAGCTCAGTAGACGGTACTGTTACTATTAAAGCAGACGATGGTGCTGGAACTCCAGCATCGACTAGAGTAAAACGATTTTATAAAGTTGTAGATGTTGCCGGAACAAACGTTTGGCAATCTTCTGCAATTGGACCTTACGGAGAATCACCGGGTGATAGTATTCCACCAGTAGGGTGGACACCGTAACCAAACTGAGGCAAATGCGATAAATACTATATCGTAATAGGGGAAGTTAACTAATGGCTTACACAATATTTAATACTCGCAATAATGAGCTTGCAGTAGTTGAAGATGGTACAATTGATAATACCACAGACTTAAAATTAATAGGTAAAAACTATGCTGGTTATGGCGAAATACAAAATGAAAATTTTGTATATCTTTTAGAAAATTTTGCAGGAGCAAATCAACCACCAAGGCCAATTGCAGGTCAATTATGGTTTGATACTGGCGATCAAAAATTAAAAGCATACGACGGCAACAATGAAAGCGTTTTTGTTCCCCTTGGAAACGTTCATATTGGAGCTAAACCGTCAGGCGCAGCAATTACAGCAGCAAATGTTAATAAAGGCGACTTATGGTGGGACGATGTTACAAATCAGTTGTATGCACATAATGGTGCGTTAGCAGGTGATCCGTTTGTATTAGTTGGTCCATCAGGTGACCAAAGTATAAAAACTATAATTGAAGATGCTACAGTTTACGATAGTTTATTTGCAGGACAAGCAGACCCAACACCATATCAACACAAAATCTTAAAAGGCTTTATTAATGATGTTGTAGTCTTTACTATGAGTAACGACGAGTTTGACTTAGATGACAGTAATGCTATTAGTGGATTTGATAGAATTAAAAAGGGTATTACCTTAGTTAATACTGAAAATGCAAACAATGGCGTAACAACTGGAAATTATGGATTTCACGGTAGTGCATCAAATGCATTACAATTAGGCGGAACACTAGCAGCAGAATTTGTACAACGATCAAATCCAACGTTTATTACACAAGTTGATATTGCTGATAATGATGGTTTATTAATTGGACCAAACGACGAATTTTTATTAAAAGTTAGCTCAAATGAGCCAGTTATTGAATCAACTATTAATGGCGCAGCTATAAATTTAAAAGTAAAAGACAGCGGCGGAAGTACACTTACTCCAGCACAGATTACAGCTACAGGAATACTTCCTAGTGCAGATGCCTCAAGTGGTATATTTAATTTAGGTAGCAGTACTAAAAGATGGAATGAAGTACACTCTGTAAACTTTAAAGGTATAGCAGACAAAGCTGATCAATTATTAAGTAACGGAACTTATAAAAATGCTGATAAAGCAAACACTGTAGATACTATTGTAACACGTGACAGCGTAGGCGATATATTTGGTACTAGCTTCCGTGGAACAGCATTATACAACAGTACAAACGCAGCAGACGCTGTTACAGCGCGAGTTACTAAAGCTGATAGTGTACAAGTAGACGGTACTAGCACCTATGTAAACGCTACTACAGCAAGCACAGCAGACAAATTAGCACTAAGAGACAGTAGCGGAAACTTATTTGCTAACCAATTTAATGGAGTTGCTACTAGAGCTGCCACAGTTCAAGTTTCAACTGGAGTAAATCAATATGAGTACAGATCAGCTAGTGTAGCAAACGGAATATCTGATGTTCCAGATAGTGTTGCAATTAGAGATGAAGACGGTAGTTTACACGCAAATGAATTTATTGGCGCTATGAACGGAAATGCATCTACAGCTGATAAATGGGCAGCACCAATAACATTAACTTTAGACGGCGATGTAAGCGGTAGTGCATCATTTGATGGATCAACTGGTGTTATATTAACTGTAACTTCAGGTAGCAACAGTATTGCACTTGGAACTGATACAACAGGCAACTATGTACAAAGTATAGCAACAAAAGCTAATCAAAGTGATTACATAAACATTTTTGTTGACGGCACCCAAAATGGCGCAGGCGGAGAATCAAGTAG